TTCGCAGACTGGAAGTATAGGACAGTCTCAGGATTGAGTGCCTCAATGGCTGCGATGAAATGTTTTGGGAAAAGATAAACATCTTCCCCAAGACCAAGGAATTGTCCAACAATCCAATCGTCCGTGTAGCACTTCAGCCCATTGTTGTAGATGTTGTCGTAAACGTCCTCATTCGGAGGAACTCCAACCTGAGCAGTGACCTTAACGTCATTAAATGACGCAAGATCCATGTGCTTTGAATCAACCCTCACTGGCGGTGGAGGTCTTTCATTGGACTGCAGGTCAACGTTGTCACGCTTCCTACCGATGCCGAAAGCTCGTGCAACATACCCAATAAGGGTGCTCACAGCTCCGACTAGCCCAAGGATAATGTTGCATAAAATCCCGATGGCCATACCGATAAGGAAGCACATGCCAACTGTTGCCACAATCTCGACAACATCCCCGACAATAGGGTGTTGAGCACACACTCTTTCAAACCACCGCTCAATCTTAGCTCCAATGGAATCCATGGCTTCGTGGTGAGCGGCCTCAGCCTCCATGCTCCATAAGTGCACTCGCTCTTTGAGAGTTTCGCGCACATAATCCGCATAGCTGGGGTCTCTCATCTTCCTGCGAAATTCCTCAAACATCCTGTCTGTGTCATCCACTTTCTCACATTGGCTTGAATGCAATGACACGATCTCCGGGTCCACCTTAGATGGGGTGAACTCCTCAGCATTCACACTGAAGGAATTCAAACCAGCCTCAAGTTCAACGCCATCCTTTGTTGCGTCACCAATAATGCGCAACAAACTCTGGATGTCGTCAATCTCTTCGCGATTAGCCTTCTTCCTGGACTTGATAGCATCAGCTGCTGTCTCAACAACTGACCTCAAACCTCCAGGTATAGGGACTGTGCCGATGTCACTCCTATCGAACCCATGTGGAACAAGGGTCCAGATATGCCAAGGCAACAGGTCGAAAATCTGGGACACAGTGGGCCTTTCACCCTTCGCTTTCATCTCAACGGAGAGCCTTTCCACAGCCCTAATAGAACTCTTGAAGAGACCCTGCACTTTTTCAAAGTCAAATCTTCCCTCACCCGTCTTAAATTCAGGAGTCACATCGACCCATACTGATGTTTGAAACCTACGCACCAATGCCTGTGGCTGCGTAATGAACTCATCCCAAGCTGCCACCACATTCATCTCATTTGTGGTGCCAATGATGAGCGGGGAGTCAAAGTAAATCTTACCCTTACTCATCAAGTCGGCGAAGTTCAGGGGCATAGACCAATTACCAACCATCCTAATGGTTTGCATCGCTTCGGAATCCATGTCCCCCGGTTTAGCCTTGACTTGGAAGCAGTCATCCATCACATAGCACTTCTGCCCAATGTAACCATTGAAGTACTCACTAGTGCCCTTTTGCCAAAGATTGCCCAAGGCATTCTCAGCTGTACACTCACCAGAGAGCAATAGAATAGTGCTGGCAATAAATCGCAACAGCGTGGTCTTACCCACACCCGTGCGACCGCCAATCATGATACAGTACGGCAATGGACGTAAGTTGGTCTCAGCCTTTATGGCCCCCTCATGAGGCGCCAAAGCCAGCGACAACTTCTCCATCCATTGGGACAAATCTCTCTTTGACTCTACCGTAGCGAGAACTTCATGGAACCCAAAACCCTCAATCTGGAGTTCCTTGATCCTGCGTATATCCTCAATTGGCATAGTAGGGTTCTCTGCCATCTCCTTGACGGCGGCAATAACCCTATGCCTCCATTGGTCATATGCATCCTTCTTCTGAGAAAAGGTAATCCTATTACCCTCATTCCGGCGTAGAATGAAGTTAATGAACTTCTCAGCAAGGTCTAGAACTCCCTTGACGAAGCCTTCCATACCATCCTTGGCCTTGTTGAAATTGGAAACGCGCTTCATGAACTCACCTGTCACTGACTTGGTGTCCTTGCCAGGCACCCAGCACGTGCACATCATGGTGAGTAATTCACTCGTCAGAGACACACCACCGTTCTGTAGGCGAACCCCCTTTGGAGCAAAACTCTTGATCATGCCTGCAATCTCGGGCAAATATACGCCTACTGTTGCAACAACAGCAGCAACGAGTGGCAAAACATGCCCATAATTGCAGAGCAACCACACGGCAACTCCAATTGCAGCAGGCTTCCACAATATGGAACCATACTTCTTGGTGTTTTCAATGAAGTTCTTCATAGCCCCATTGAGAGTATTTACTCCCTCACTGACA